ACACGATTCATTATTTCCCCTTACAATCCTGCATGTCCAAGCAGGTTCCGACACATTACCGCAAACAACCGATGCAGCCCATCGAGATAATCGACGCCTATGGTCTCGACTTCAAACGAGGGAATGCTCTCAAATACCTCCTCCGTGCAGGTTCTAAACCTAACGAAGAGAAGAACGACGATCTGCTTAAGGCTGTCTGGTATCTCATCTGTGAGATGCACAGCATCGAGCTCGCCGATGAAATCAATCAACAGTTGTTAGTTGATTCCACTCGCGATGCCTAGATATCGACATGTCGCCTCGACTGCTTCGTCCCAGGAATAGGCGACAAACCAAAGATAAGCATCACCAACAGACTCACGAAACGCGATCTGTCCTGGCGTTAGTTTGTTTTTGCCTGACTTCATCTCGATCCACATCCCGCAGTGTTGCCCCATCTGGATCGGGATGAAGATGTCCCAGACGCCAGCCTTGAGTCCTTCGGACTTCATGCGGCCACCTGTGGCCTTGCTTCGATAGCCGCCATTCGGCACAGCGAAGATTGTTCCCAGGCGCGCATCGTTACCACTCATCACGCGGCACCAGTTGAAAAACGCGATCTGCTGTTCTGACTCTGTCATAGTTCCATCCTCTCAAAAATCTCCGCCAGGACATCAGCCCCAGCAGCCACCCGAAGTTTGTCGATTGCGCGCACCTGGATCTGCCTGATGCGCTCGCGACTGTAGCCGATCAGGATTCCGACGTCCTCGAGTGAGCGACCATCCGAAAGACCGTCGAATCCGTAGCGTAGGCGAAGACATGCGATCTCACGGTCCGTCAGGACTTCCATCACTGTCCGAAGCTGCGCGTAGAGGATCTCTCTGTCCAGATGGTCACCGACTGGAGGTTCATTCGACGCCATAAAGTCGTAGCGACTTTGACCGTATGCGTTCGGTTCATCGATACTCGACACCAGCTTCACATCGTGCTGAAGGATCTCTGTCAGCGACTTGACGTCAAGTGATTCGATTTGCTTGTGAAGATATCGCGGGTAAGTGTGCACGACCTCTCGGACGTACGCGAGCAGTTCCGCCGGTGTTGGAGTCTCACCGTGCTTGACGATGTATTCTTGGCGCGAGACTCTGATGTGAGACAGTTTAGCGATGGCGTGGCTAGGTAGACGGATGTCACGACCACGACTCTCGACACCGCGCCCAATAGCCTGGCGGACCCAGTTCGTGGCGTACGTCGAGAATCGGTGACCGAGTGACGGGTCATAGCGCTGGACCGCGTGGTGCAGTCCGAGCATGCCATCGGTAATCATGTCTTCATGTTCGCATCCACGGCCCCTGAACTTTTTGGCGATTGCGCTAACCATCCTGACGTTGTGATCGATAAACTCAGCGGTCGCTTTGTCTTTGTCTTTGTCAGTGCCAGCCTGGACCATGCGTCCGAGAAAGAACTCCTCCTGTGGCGTCAGGAGTCCAGTGGTGCTGGTGCGTCTACTGCCTCTGTACTGTGACCATGTATTGATGGCGTCAGTCACGAGACTGCATCGCCTGATGTGTAAGGTGATCCGGACTGTTCGGAGTGTTCCAGTCGCTTGCTACTAGACACGAGAACCAGACAGCACCAACGACCAGGACGAATGTCCCGACCATCTGAATGCGGCGCTGTGTCCGGAGGCGTCGCTCGCGCTTGAGCTCACGCTGTGAGCAGATCTCACAGATGCGATGTCCACGACCATAAGGCACCGCGTTCGTGCGATGGCATTCGATGCATGTAAGTTTGATGTTTCTTGTGTCCATTGTCCTAGTCCTATTCTGTCTATTGTGGGAGAGTCTGTCCTGTGCGCTTGCACAGGATCCACAGCTGCACTTCGTATTCACTGCGACCGATTGCATCAGCGATACGCTTGACGGTCGACTGTCTGACAGCATGAGCGCCGGAGAGCATCCGACACACTGCGCTTTTGTGGATGCCGAGTTTCTCAGCGATATCCACCTGTGTATGTCCGTAAATCATGCCATCGTTATACACACAGTTGACACAGTATGTCAACCCGTGCTAGGATGTCGATGTGGCGGACACCACACGAAGGAACAGGACAATGAAGGCAAACACTGAAACCATAACAATGGCAGAAATATGCAATGACGTAATTCGCACGTACGAAGAACTGTCACCAGGACTTATTGAAGTTATCTGCATGGAGTGTTTGTGCATGTTGAGCGAACAATCTGACGCATATCAACATATGTGGAAATGGATTGACAGCAACATCATCGACTGGGACTACATCTACAAAACAATCAACTAAGGGGGACAGGATGACACAGGAACGGGTTGACTTGACTTGGAAGTGCGGTCATACCGCATTCATTACGGTTGGATATACGCAGGGGGACCTCAAATACAAGATGGCCATGATGGCGTCGACGCTTGAGATTTGCGCCGCGTGTGAGTCGAAGCGTTCGACTGAACGCGCATGGTCACTGACACAGCGACTCCTCGAGCCCAATCCGATTGTGATGAGCGGGTCCGAGAAACAGATCGAGTGGGCACGTTCGATTCGCACCACGAAGTATGAAGCACTCGCACATGTCCTTGACTGTCTGCGTCAAGCGTATGAGACACGCCAGGACGAATGGCCAGCCATTGCACGGGCAATCAGCCCAGTGGTCAATGACGTGTCTATATGGCGGTCCTACAGCCAGTCAGGCGCCATCATCGATAGACGCAATATCAACTGGACGACAGCGTTTAGGAACGCGCTCAGTCGGGCAGGATTACACATAGGGGGTTTGAAATGACAATGTCGGAAACAATCGGTGCAATCGCACCAGCGCTGGTCAAGGCCCAGGCTGAAATCAGGCCTATCGTGAAGGACAGCACGAATCCAGCGTTTCGCTCAAAGTACACATCACTCGATGCCATCATGGAGGTCGTTCGACCAGTGATGGCTAAACATGGTCTGTTCGTCGTGCAGTCGGTGTTGGACACCATCGACGGTGAGCATTCGACCAGCATCATGGTGGAGAGCCGTGTGATACACGCCAGCGGTGAGTGGATTGCTGGTGTCGTGCAGGTCCCTGTGATGCAACAGACATCGCATGGATTCGGATCAGCGCTCTCGTATGGTCGACGTTACAGCTTGAGCGCGCTTCTGTCGCTCGCATCCGATGAGGATGACGATGGCAATGGAGCGATCCAAGCACAACAGGCACGGCCACAGATCAAGCCAGGACCGCCACAGCAGACCACACTGCGTAAGCTCGCACCAACACCGAAACCGATACCTGGCTATCATAACGGGTCGCACTTCGTTATCGGTGAAGAGGATCCGAACGCATGACGTCTGAATGTTTCTACTGCGGAGTGATGTACTGTCACTCCGCGAAGATAACTGGCGATCACATGCCAATACCTGAACGAAACGGAGGCACGGACATTGTTCCGTGCTGTTCCGCTTGTCATGACATGAAGGACAGGATTCCATTGCATCAGTGGCATTCAATGGCATGGAAAGAAATCAACGAACAGTGGCCATTGTTTGGACGCTACACTCGCATATATTTAGCGAAGAGTCTGTCTGTAATGAGTGACTATAACGAGAGGTGTAGAGCGGAGCGACAGAAAACTAAGGTCAAACAATGAAATTCGAACTGGCCTTTGAAGCCATGCGCCACGGCTACTGCATCACTGTGCAAGAAAACAAAGCTCTCTGGTACAGATACGATCAAGGGATGCAGGCTGTGCGTGCATACGTAAACAGTCTGTTTATGTCATACAGGCTTGATTTCCCTACTGACCGCATCATGACCGATCGATGGCAGGTTGGTGTTTTCATTGAAGGAAACTCACCGCTCTGGCTTGACACGGAAAACGTTCACGACATTGAGCAGATTATGCAGTATGCCGAGATCGCACTGGAAGAACGCGAGCAACGATTGGCAGGCACTCTATGACAGGACTTGAAGCATTAATTAGATTGAAGATGCGTTTAAAAGCTCGTCGTCAAGAATGGGAAGAAAAGCAATACGCATATGTCCACACAATTACCCGTAAGGATGGAACAGTAATCACAGGCGTTGTTATCTATAAGGATGTACCCAACGGTGGTATTTGCTCTCATGTTCCAGTGCGTTTCGTAGAAGCAAGTGAGCTTCTCAAAGATGACTGGGAGGTTGTTGAATGACCAAACTTGTATGGATAACGCCCGATGCCGAGAAGGTAATCGGGTATTGCGCTCGAGTCTCGAACCCATCGAACCAGGACAATCCTGACGTCACTCGCCTGCTTCGGTATTGCGTCGGTCACGGACACTGGTCAATCTTTGAAATGGCGTCGATGTGCATCGAGGTCAAGACCACGAGAGCGATTGCCGCGCAGCTGCTCCGACATCGGTCTTTTAGTTTTCAGGAGTTTTCCCAACGATACGCGACCGTGGTCGAGGACATCGAGGTCCCAGAGATGCGCCTCGCTGGCGCTCACAATCGCCAATCAAGCCTCCCACTACCTAAGATTGAGGAACTGACCAAAGAGCAGCAGGACGCGCTGTATTTGGTTGGTTCATCAATCGAGTTCGCGACCGATGTCTATCGCGATCTCATCGCGCATGGCATGGCTGCGGAGACTGCTCGCATGGTCCTTCCCCTGTGCACTCCGACCACGATGTACATGAGCGGAAGCATCCGCTCGTGGATACATTATGTGCAGCTGCGAACACGCCAGGACACGCAGCTTGAGCATCGAGACATCGCCCAGGGAGTGCAGAACATAATGCTCGAACACTTGCCGATAACGATGGAAGCACTCGCTTAAGACCATACTGGTGTGGAGGTTTTTATATGGCACGTAAACAAACAGCAGACAAAGAAATCACACGCGTAGAAGAAAAACCAGAAGGTCTCCTGTGGCTCCTCAAAGCGAGCGAACATGAGATCCTGGAGCGATTGAACGCTGAGGATGCAATCATCTTTGTACATCCTGCGCTCGATGGCATCGTGAGTTTCCGCATCGAGGAGAATCCACAGCACGAACAAAAAGTGGTGCATGTCTGGCGGTAAATGTATAACAGTCTCGCCGGTGCTCCCACATCGGTGAACGAACAACTAACCAAACAGAAACCATCTGTCGCATGGCCCCGGTTTACCGGACGAAGCCCATGTATACAGATGGTTTTTGGTTTGTCAGAAGTTGACGAAGCCGAAGCCGCCGAACTTGCCGAACTCGCTCCAGTTTCGCTTTTTCGCATACAGGCCATCGCCATCACGCTCGACGGAGAGTTCGTCGCTTGGCTCCGGTGATGTGTTGCCTTCGACCGTGTAGACACCCCACTCCTCGACCTTCGTGACGATGCCGATGTGCGCGATGCGGGAGAGAGCGGAGAAGTAGAACAGCGCCAGGTCACCGCGCCGTGGTCGCTTCGTGGTCGTACCATCGCGGATGTGTTGCACAGGCAACCATAGACTGTTTACTTTGAACCATCTCGACCAGTCTGGACAATATGCCGAGCGCGGAAAAGTCTCATCGTATGTGATGCCGAGCTGTGTGGCTGCTTGCTTATGACGGAACCGTACATGCGCCGCGCACCAGGGGGAACCAGCAGGGACCGGAGGTTTGCAGGATGCTTGATACGCTTCGACTGCTTTGCCTCTGTTCTCGCCGACCTCTTGGACGCCAATGTTTGCAACGGCCAGATCTGTCGACAGTAGTGCTATTGTCCGCTCGCTCATGTTGTATACTCCTATTGTCCAACCGGTTTCTAGTTCCTAGTCCTCACGCCTCCAGCACCCCTCTGGAGGCGTTTCCTTTTTAACTAAAGGTCTCCGCATCATCGGCAGATGACACGATTGTGATGCCATTTGTTGTGTGCGTGTAGATGATGTAGATCACTCCGAGGCGCCAGTAACAGGCGATTTCATCATCCGACACATTGCCTGTCACGACGGTAGAAGCAGCTGTAATAACGTTACCCATCGGGTCACGCTTGACTCGGTCGATGTTGCTCGATGATGTTCGGAAAAAGATGTATTCCATTCCGTTTGGCGACACGCAGACAGTTCCATGTGTGCCGGTTCCGATTGTAGTTGCCACGCTGACTGTGTTCCCTTCGTCTTCGGTCGTGTACCGCTTGATGGTCCCGCCTGTGTCGTCCACGATGATGATGAGCGCCATCGAACCGCTGTTCTTCTGATACGCCAACGACAGACATTCAGCGTTCGTGATCGGCGTCGTGACCTCATCCCAGTTGGTCCCGTTGTGCGCCCTGGCGTGATACAGCTTGACGCCGCCACCAGCTGTCACGACACCATAAGTCGCTTGCTGTGCTGGGCTGACGTCCGCAGCCGTGCAGTTTCCTGACAGCACCTCTGTGCGAAATACTGCGCGCTGTCGCTTCGCCGAATACATCGGATTCACACCGACAGAGTTTAGACTCTCGATGATGCTGTGATTCGCTTTGCCGAGTCCGAATGGAGTGCCGGTCTGATAGTTGCCAAGCGTGTCGAAGCTCGAATCAGTGCCTCGAGAAGAACTGTCACTCGAGAGTTGGAGCGTCACGGTCCCGCTGGTCGCCGGATCTCCTGATGTGTCCAGGACAATCCCGTGTGCAGGACCACGAAGAATGGCACCGAATGGAAGGTAGAGAGCACTGTCTGTGCCACCATTGACATCGAACGGGTCATACAGATCAGGCGGAAAGTCGCCGTTTATTGAGTCGAAAAGCGTCTGTGCTGTGATGGTGCCGGTCGCTATCTCGAAGCCATAGGCGAAGTCTGTTCCGGTTGTTGCGTTCGGTGTTGCGAGGATTCCGCCACCATATAGCCACGTCGAGATACCAGTGCCGCCATTGAGGAAACAGTCTCTCAGTGGAGGCTGTGAGACGCTACAGGTACCACTGCCAGGATACGCCACACTGTTCGTTGCAGTCCAGCCAGGATGTCGGACAATGCTGTCATCGGATGTGTTGATTTGACCAACGAGGTCCACGATGGTCAGCGGTGTGACACTGTATGTCGTGACGCCGGTTGCGCCACCTACAGTCTTTTGCCATCGATAATCGCTCTCTTCTTCGTGCCTGCCATCGTTGTTCTGTTGCCAGAAGCGCCTCGAATAGTAATACGTGGTCGTGTCCACTTCGGCGACGATGGCCGGTGTGATGCGTTCGTTTTCGTATCCCAGACCACTCGGAACATAGTGACTATTCGTGAAGCCGTTCGTCGTGTCCTGCTTGAGTGTCGTGGTGCCGAGGTCAATCGCCCCTGTAGCGATGCGTAGACGCTGGCATGACGTGATACCCCAATAAGCACTATCGACGCTCTCTGAGCCAGCGTAGGAACTGCTAGCGGTATTCTTCCTCGGATAGGGATTGTCCTTGCCATCGGTTAGTGGAAGCGCGCTGACTGACCAGGCATCAGGACTGCACAGGTCGATGGTCACTGTCTGATACGAGGTAGTCGCAGCTGTGACGTTCCAGGTTTTGGTGTTGCCATGGTAGTCAGTGATGACGAATGTTCCAGCGATTGAGGTCCCGCTTTGCGCCTTGATCTGGATGTCGAGGTAGCGATATCCGCTCATGCCTTCGTATGGTGCGAACAACCGATCGTTCCCTGTTCCGGCAATGCTTCGTGTCGTGGCATATGCCAGACTCCAGCCGTTGAACCTGAAGCCACGGAACATGCACCGCGTCTCGGTATTGGCTTCACCGACAGCTGTAAGTGACGCGCCAGTGATGGCACACGAGATGCTCGCGGGAACGTCATCGAGCGACGTGGTCAGCGTATTCGACCCGTAGTCCGGATCTGTTAGGACAGTCGTCGTGCTGTAGTCTACGAACGTATCGGACCCTGACATCGAGCCGGTTCCGGTTATTGTCCTGGACGAACCGTCGAAGCCTGTGACGGTCACTGTGAGTGAGTCTGGGTACGATGTGGACCACGCCCTGGTTCGACCAATGACAGCGACACTGCGATCTAGACACGAGCTCGTGCTGATGGTGGCCGCAGCAGTCTCGACGATACCTCCTCCACCTGTCGTGCCGAGAACGCTGAGACTCCACTCCGTGGCGCTCTGCGCGTGAAAGGTGTGTGCATGCGTGATGTCATGCACAGCGACCGTGTTGACCTTGACCAAGGAAACAGCGAAGTCATGGCGAACGTCACCACTCGAGAATCCATTCGCACTCAGGATCGCGGTGTAGTCTGCTGTCCGCCTCGATGTCGCAGCTGCTGACACGCTGACTGATCCACCATTCGCGGTAAGACTACAGGCAGCCGTTGCTCCACTTGTGGTCATCTCATACCATCGGTATGCAGTCTGTGGGGGAAACACAGTCGGCGCCACACTCGAGCTGTAGGCTGTCTCAGTGACATCCCACAGCTTGTCTGTCGATACCGATGCCGTAAACGTGCCAGCACATGTCACGCTCACATCCACATATGGTGTCGTCCCTGCGGCAGTTCCTGATGCAAGGATCACGAATCCAGTGTTGGTCGAACCGTGGCCGTTATTGACCGATAGGTTTGCACGAAGTTCCCATGTCCAGGTGGCGAGAGGTGCTGGACAGTTGACCGTCGAAACAATCGCAAGTGAACCAAGGAACCCGAGGTGTCCCCCAAAAGTGAAGTCGGTGTAATGCGTGTCGTAGTCTGGCTGCAACGGTTGCAGCGCGAACGTATTCCAAACGCGCTCCGTGACGTTTTGCGTGTGCGACATCGTCAGCGTCGATGATCGTGTCCCATCGATGTAGGCCACTATTCGCCACCGTCATTGAGGTATAGACCACGATACTTCGCGCGGCGGAACTGTCGGACGCCAGCCTCGACCACGAACTCAATGCTAGGAATGGCGATGATGCGATAGACACCCTTGATAGTCACTCCGTCAGGCTGCATGATGGTCACCACGTCACGGACCCAGAGAGGTCTATTGTCGTTGCTTAAGACAAGAAAGTCACTCTCCCACTCGATCAGGATTCGACCTGTCATGAGTCGGTCTTTGAGGACGAGCATAGCCTCATAAGCCACAGAACTCGATGTGATGCTCGGATCACTGAGGATGTATGGCACAGGTCGGCCACGCCAGTTGTATGGCCTTGACGCAGGAGCAGTGCCAGCAGTCTGACTCGCATCGTCAGCATCATAGGAATAGATCAGGTCGCCATTGCGCGGATCCTGTCCAATGACTGTGATCTGATTGCACTCTGGAGACTCATAATGACCGGTCATCTTCCGGACCACGCGCTTCTGTTGAAGAGCCGCAGTGACGCCAGCAGCAGCTGCGGCAGGGACACTCTGGTACAAAGTCATGACGCTGACCGATGAGAGGTCTAAAGGAGCCGACCACTGGTATTTGTAGCCACTCGATGTCGGAGACCATCCCGTGATGAAGGTCGCGGCGTAGTCGGTTTTAAGTTTGCCAATCATCGAAGCGATCGTGTCACCACGCTGAGGCACGAAGTTTGAATACCCGCGAGCGATGTCTGGACTGCGAGAAATATTGATTCCAAGCGAGTCGTTATATAGCAGGTAAGTAGCCGGAGGATAGCCAGCCATCGTCATCATGTCACCGATGGCGTTTTCTGCGGTGTAGCCGTCGTAGAGGATTCCGTCCTGGAAGTAATACAGCTCAAAGTCTCGTGAACGATCCTGTCCTTCAAATTGTAACGTCGAGAACTTTAGACTCGTATCACCCTGCTCATACTGAATCTGCGGAGGCGCCAGTGTGCCTCTGAATATATCGGTGTATACAGCCGGATCAGCACTGTTTGAGATGGCGACACGGATAGGACGGTCGCCTGTGATCTGCGGCTGTGCTACTCCAGCATCAAGTAGCTTCTGACGCCTGGCTGACATCTTGAGCGTGGTACGCGAAGTCTCATCGACAGACAACACTAAATCATCGATGTATTGCGTGATATCGACTGGACCATTGTATGTGGATGTCGCAGCTGGTGTGCTGCTTGCCATCGCTGCCGATAGGCCATACGTCTGCGTGTAAGGACTCGGAGTCGTGATGGTCACCTTGATCCGCAGATTCTGAATGATTCCATCTGGCGTGTACGCAGAAAAACCATCGGTTACAGCGACGGCCGTTGTGACAGTTCCTGCGGATGTTCCGACGACATCACCCCAGATCTGTGGCACGAAGGTCGCACCAACCGGAGGAGGATAACGAAGCTCGATGTTTTTGGAGTAAAAGATTCCGGTCGTCTCATATGCGACAGGCGCGATCTGCACTGTCGGTCGACCATATGGAACCTTCCAGGCGAAACTTCCAGACGGCAGGATAGTGTTTCCTTCGACGTCATTCAAGTCCTCAAACATATGGCAGAAGTTAGCACCGAAGGTCGAGGTCACGAGGACCTCACGACGCTTAAGAGGAATGATCATCAGGCTAACCTGACGCTGACCGACAGCACTGGCAGTGGTTACAGCTCGACCAGGAGTCTTGTTCGTGTCGCTTTGATCATAGACACCTTTTTGTATGCCATTCTTGTAAACGATGCATGAGCCATCGCCACGAAAAACCATCTCAACTGTCGATGCGGATCCATAGCCCCACTGCACTCGAAGGAATGGCAGTGATGATTTGTCGACCCAGTTTGGGACGTACGCGGAAATGTACCATCCTTGATTCGCAACATACGACGCAGTCGTTTTGACATACTCCGCATTCGCAGTGCCGAGCGTCGTCGCTGTCAGGTAATAATCACCCGCCGCATTGATCTCCATCTGCTTCCACACAGACCCCGTCACGAGCGTGTAGGCGCTTCGTGGAACACGCGCATAGAGTCCGCTGTAATTGCTAGACCATGCTTCAGTGACAGGGAGAGGTGCCGGCATGGCGGTGTTTGTCACGGAGTCAAACCAGCCGGTGCTGTTGGCACGATCCCATGAAGTTCCGTCGGCACCAACACACACGCGCCCTAAGCCAGGACGTGGTTCAGGACAGTCGACCTCGACCTTTAACGGCCAGTTTGTTGCCATCTAGATACGTCTCATTTCAGTGACCAGGTTCTGTCGCCCTTGCTGGATCATCATCTTCCGCATCGCGCGCTCGAGGTCCGTCGATGCCGGGATGAGTGTCTGTGGGATGATGCCGACGCCACCCTGGTTCGTCGGGTTGTTTCCTGCATTTAGTTCCGCAGCTGTCACACCGATTGCGCCCAGGCGCCCACCACCGAACGTCTGTTTCCGCAGGTCAAGCAGATCTCGAGTGGACCCTGTGTTCTTCGCGATCTCGTATAGGTGACCTTCCATTGATTTCGCCATGTCGACAAATGCTGCCTGCATCCTGGCCGCATATGCCGCGATGTCGACCATGGTATTGATCAGGCCACCGCCCT